GCGAATGTACTGCTCTGCCAGCCTTCGGTGGTAGGCGGCTTGCTGGCGGACCCCGTAATCAAGCTGGCTGGTAAGCCAGTCCTGATCCATTGTCTCGTCTATCGATGCGTATGTCGATGAGTAGGACAGGAACAGCACGAATGCGCCCGCCAGGAACAGGCGGAGCAGGGTGGAGCGGCGCTCCTCATCCTCGACGCCCTGCTGATCCATGAGACGGTTGAATCCATCGGCATCCCGAGGAACCAGGGACGGGTCATCGACCGGAAGCGCCCACTCTAGGTAGGCGAGGCGCTTACTCGACGACTGGCTTAGTATCGTCGGCATTGGCGGTGGGGTTCACATTCTGGTTGACGGGCAATTGGGCCATCAACGCCTGGACCCTCATTGGGTCCATCGTCATGTCAATCTTGGCTAACATCTTGGCTTCCCTGTCGGTGAAACCGGCAACCAGGGCAGCCTGCTCGATGCTCGCCCCGGACATAACCATGATCTGCATAATCTCCGCCTTTTCCTTCAGCTTCTCCGTCGTCTTGCGGGTGTCGAAGTCCTCCCAGACCGCCTTGAGGGCACCGGGTTTGACGGACATCGAGGAGAAGGCGTTGGCTGTGCTGATGGCCTGATTCATGGCCTTCACCCACGATGCCCCGAACTCGACACTCGACACGCGGCACTTGACCAACATTCGGTCCTCGTGCTTCTCGTGGGTCCCCTCAGAAGCCATCTGCCCAGACTGCTGGAAGTAAGACAGCGGGGTGTCGGTTACCTGACCGATTCTCTGGACGAACGAGTCAACCACCTCGATCAGGGGGCGCATGGGCTCGCCGGGTATCGCCGAGACGTTCACCTCGCTCGCGTGCTTCAGGGAGTTGATGAACATGCCCGGGCTGACCTGAACCCCATCCGCGTCGTCGCCGACCATCACCATGATTCGGAACCCGCTTGCGTCGGCGGCAGCCAGGAGATCGACCACCGCCTTGTTGAGTGCATTCTGCATGGGGATACCCGGCTCCATCTCTGATACGCCGTACCTCATGCCGCGTGAACGATTCGTGAAGTGGATCAGTGGGATGCCTATTGGCTCGCCGGTCTTTTCGTTCACCCAGGGCAGGACCGCCTCGTACCCGTCGCCGGTGTAGGGCAGCCATCCCCACTCGCCGCTATTGTCTGAGGCGTAGTACCGTTCTATGCGCTCCGGGTAGTAGATGTTCATCCGGCGCATCTTCCCCGCCATTGGACCAAACTCAATCCACCACCTCTTTGTTGCTGCGATGGGGGCCAGTTGCTCATCCGAGTAGTGGACAGTCACGCCGCCTCGACCGTCATAGGCGATGTGGGGCACGAAGATTGGCCTCTCCTCGATGGGGTCCCAGTCAACCATGAGGTACGAGTCACCGTCCCTGATTGCGCTGACATGAACGGCGTGCTGGTGGGAATCCATGTTGCCCATAGTCCACCATTCGTTGATCAGCTTCTCGTTGTCCCCGTCGAACTCCTTGACCAGCAGTCGGTTGGCGAGCCCATCGACTACAATGGGGATGTAGTTCGCGCTGAACTCCTGCTCGGAGCCAACCTGCAAATACTTACGCTGCCGGGCTGTCAACTGAACGTCATGCTCGCCGTCATAGTATTCGCGGTACATCCGATACTTTGCGGTTCGCTCTTGCGCTTCCTGGGCCAGCCACTTCAAGAAATCATTCGCCATCTTCGGCCTCTTTATCCATAGGTATTTCCCCCTCTAATAATAGTCTCAACGGCTGCCAACCGCAACTGGGCGTCAAGCGTAACTGACGCCGCGAGCCTTGCCGTAGTATGCGTCCCCATCTACCTGCATACATATGTATCGTAGGCAGTCCATGCCGTGGTCGTCAGTCCGCACGGGTATCTCGTCTCGCGCCGTGGCTTCCCTGCCCACGTCCATCTCTCGCCAGACGTACCCGGCGAATTCCTCTGTAGTCCTGACGGGCCGGAAGTCAACGGCTAGGTCCTCGTCCTCCTCGACCAGGGCATCCCTGAAGAAGAACATCCGGGGCCTCCCGTCAGCTTGAATTCGGAGCCGGTTCTGGACAAGCTCTATTCCCTCCTTGATGCCCTTCCTGGCTGCCACCGTTGGGATGCCCGCCTTATTGAGGATAGCCCGGTCCTCGGCGTCGTGGTCGCAGATCATCGGCCTCTCGTAAATCTCCCCGCCCGACAACTGGATAATTCCGGGTTTACCATTGACCCCCCTAATGTGGTCAGCAGTGATGCGCTTCGTCATGTACATCTCTCGATACATGTATAGGCGACCGTCCTCGTCCTCTGCCCACCACTGGACAACAGACGGGTGGGTGTACCCGAAGTCCATAACGCGATGCCGCTTCCACTCCTTCGGTATGGGGAAATCGTTGATGACGTGAACCTGATCATCAAAGTCCTCGTATACCTGACCCTCGGCACCGGCCCACAAGCCCAGATAGCCGCGCTTGTAGCGTAGCCCGGTCAGCGACTGTAGACGCTCGATGGTACGCCTGCCCTGCGGAGTCCAGTCGTTCAGTTCGTGGTCGTACAGGGTGGGGTTGTCCTTATGGGCGGCAAACAGTAGGTTGGCGGGCTTCCGGTGGAGAATCCAGTGAGACGGCGGGCCAGGGTTGCAGTCAACCATGACCTGCGAGTACGGAGCGTTACCGGCGCGACCCGTCGCCCGAGAAGTCAGTTGCTCGTAGGCGTGAAGGGCGATCTCCTCACCCTGGGGGATAAAGATAAAGTCGTACTCTGAGGACAGCACCTTTTCTGGGTTATCCAGCCCGCCCAGGAATATCTGGCTTTGGTTGGGGTACATGACCCACTCCGGGCGACCGCCACCAAAGACGTCCACCGGGCACATCTCGTGCCCTGGCGGATAGGGTAGCACCTTTTTGGCGTAGCTCTGCCAAGCCGACGTCAGCAGGGAAGAGTACGACTGGCGCACCATTAGTATCTGTGAACCGGGGTACTTGATGGCAAGATTGTGGAGCTTGTGTAGGAACCCGTAGGTCTTGCCGCACTCATAGGGACCACTGACGATCACTTCCGGCCCCCGATAGTGCCACATCTCCCTGATGGCCCCGTAGAGCTTAAGCGTCGGCTTGGTGCCGGTGCCCAAATCGACGACGTATTCTACGTTATCCTTTATTCCCATAGCGAGGCGGTCTGGAGACATGGAGAGGGGCGACCCAATGAGTCGCCCCTCCAGGGGAAGGAGAGATTAGACACGATCATTATATTCCAGAACTCACAGCGCGTCAAAATCCTCTGGCCTCACAACGCTGATCTCCACCTTCCTTACCTCCCGAATGTCGATCTGCTGCCGGAATAGCTGCATGATAGCGGCTTGGTGCTGAAGGAACTTGTGCAGTCCCACGCGCCCCTTGTCCCTGGCAGAGAATATAACCTTGTCCTCTACTGGGTCCCCGGTTGGCCTAACCTGCATGTCCTCGAGCGAGTTCTCGATACCCATCTGAATCAAGCCAAGCTGATATAGCAGGTAGTCGTTCATCTGCTGCTTGCTGAGGACATCGTTGCCGCCGCTTATCATCTGGTTAATTCGCGCCAGCAGCTTTGACAGCGACATGCCAAGCTGGTCAGCCATAACCGGGTAGGGTACACCGGCTCGAGCCAACTCGACGATCTGAATGTTGAGCGCCGCGTCATCGCCTATCTTGTCTAGTTCCCCCTGGTCCACCTTAGCCGGTGGCCCCATGTTGCCCTGAACCAGTTCCACGAATGAGTTTTCTGCCATGCCCCTATTCTATGAGAGCGCCGTTAGTAGGTCAACCGGATAGGCATTCGATCTGTATAATAGGTGTAGTTGAATTCTGTTTAGCAAAGGAGATTTTAGTATGAACGGTAAGCAAAGTATCGATGATATTGTGGACATGGGGCCTGCGCTGGTTTTGGCTGCGATAGAGTTCTTCCGGCGTCAGCCCGGCCCCCTGGCGGGCATTTGCCTAGCGGACCTGACCGAGTACTCCCGGCTTCAGTTCGCTCGCGGCGTCGATGGTTGGGATTGGGCAGGGGGTATCTGATGGACTACCTGCGGGCCTACAAAGTGCTCTCGGTGACGGGCGTTATCGAGACGAGCGAAGAGGGCAGCATGAGGGTCGTCAACATGATCGCCCCGTTCCCAATCGACACGCCCGAAGAGGCGGCAGTGGAGCATCTGCTGTACGAGCTTGCCAGCGAGCACCCCCGCGAGGCGGTGGGCTGGGGCGGGGCAAGCCTGTCAGTCAAGGACATCACCAAGCCCGTCGCCCTGTCCCTGATGGAAGTCCTGGCGCGAGATTCGCTCGCCCAGGAAGAGGAGATGGGGCACGAGCACCCCGCCGCAATCATGGCGGGTAGCGTACTGATGCACTGGGGCTTCGAGAGTGGCGTAATCACCCGGAGCGACATTGACGACCTGTACAAGGGCGGAATGATTCAGGTGGGGGACGAAGAAGAATGAATGACGGGCCGTCTAACCGAATTGCCATGCTTTTCTTGGTTGTATGGGCGGTGGTGGTAGTCTTGCTGCTAATCGTTCAAATTATAAGGATGGTGACTGTATGACACCGGAACAGTTCAAGGAACGCTGGGACTCAAGCGATGACGGCGGCGGCATCACGATGAATGAGATTGCCGATTGCGCGAAGGAGTGGGGGCTGTTTCGGAGACCACGCACGATGTCACCAGTCGTGGTGCTGCTGGCGGTGCTTGCCAGGGCGGGCTGCGATGTAACCGGATACGAAGTTGAGGACGACCGATGACCAAGTGCCAATTCTGCCAAAAAAAGACAAATGCCGACAAGGGGGCAAAGCGCGACGCGGTATGGGCAATGCAATTTATTGCGGAAGATGTGCCAACGTTCAGTAAACTGGGGTGGCACTATCGCGGCTTCAAGGCGTACCCGGTCTGCGAAGAACATTATCGCCAGCTTGAGGGGCACAC